AGTTAAAATAAATAATACCATGACGGCATTAGAATATTTTCAAATGATGAGCGGAGGCGGTTCGCCAAAATTCTTAGCGGAAAACGTTACCCTCACAAACCCTAACGGGTTAGACCTTGCATTTGCCGCGACCTTTTCATACTTTATGAATACCGGAAACCCTTTTTGGTTTGTCAAAAAGAATGTAAAAGATAGCTCTTGGAAGGTAACGCACTTGAGTAGCAGCGGCATTGCCGTTCAACCTCAAAACGGAAGTTGCGAGTTTAACCCGATGGGCGCAATGTACTCTACCTCAAACGAAATCAACATTTGCAAATTTGGCGTACAAGATCAGATTTGCTATGATGAGTTTTTGGAGGGCTGCCTTGCTTGGTTGGGTGGTTACGAACTTGAAGCCGGAAACCCCAACGCGACACCGATGGGCAGACTATTGATGCAGGCTTATCTTGCATTGAAAGTACAGGACATTAAAAGCAATATCCTTGAGGTGGTTTGGTTTGGCTACAAAGGATATTCCGGTACTGCTTTTGACGATGCCGCACCTGACGGCGTACCTGCCTCTGAATTGGCTAAATGGAAAATGGCTGCAAGGTCATTACTTACTCAGTGCGATGGTATTATCTATGCCATTCAATCTACCGTACTTCCTAACGGACAAAAAACGGTAGTTGAAACAACGGGCGGGTTGCCTTACTTGGATGCTTGGGATGGCGTTTCGCTTGATACCGGCACACCGATTACAGGTAGCGATATTTTCAAAATCTTGAAAAACAGTGACACCTCCTCTCCTCTTTTCCGTACAGCTCAAAAACATGGCTTTATCGTAAGTCATGGTGTTTATGATGCCTACTACAATGAGCTGGTTGGTACAGGGTTTGGCATACCTCAACAATATGCACTCGTTACCGATGGAACACTTAACACGCCTGTTTACGGTATGCCTTTGATGTGGCACGGAATACCTGTTTACCATTGCCCGGAACTTGACAGCATACCTTACAAGTATTTTGGAAAGGTAAACGCTCACGCGGCTATCTATACCATATTTGGAAACCTTTGTGTTGGTACGGACATTCAGAACACCGAAGGCGGCACACTTGCACCGGAACTTAGAATACAGCGAGGTGCATTCCCTCAAGATGATATGGTTTACTACAAAGGCAAGTTCAAACTTGGAGCCGGACTTGGTGAACCGAGGCTTATCAAAGGAATGTTCAGCTATGACTTAACCACACTTTAATCACTACCTTAAAAACTATAAATTATGTGTACGTTAAGCAATATAACTAAGCCTACCGATTGCAGTAACGCTTCCGGCGTTTCAAAAGCATGGTTCGCACTGTGGGAGGACTTTGTCAATACCACACCCGGCACGTCTGAACTAGACAGCACTCACACCGATGGTTGCGATGTTGTAACTGGCTTTAACATGGATGCGGGTATGGGATTTTACACCATTGAAATGGATAAGAAATCGGGGGTATATCTTGAGACCTTTGGTGCGCCTCAAATCGGCGTTCAAAACTGGAACCAAGAGTTTACTTTTGCAATCAGTAAATTGAACGCTGCTACAAGGTGTAGTTATCAGAACTTGATAGCTTGCGCGAACTGTAAAGACATTGTTCTTTTGATACGCGACAATAACGGTTCTTATTGGCTTATCGGAGTGTCTTACACCGGAACCGAGTTTATCGTTCATGGTATTTTACCAAAAGATGGCAACGTCAATACTACCGGGAAAGACCCGAAAGCAGACATAAACGCCTATACCATTGGTCTGTATGCAGATGTACCTTCAATGGCACTGCCTGTTACCTTAGCCGGCGGCGAAGCCGATATTCCATTGCCAACGCCATAGACAAATGATCGAGATTAAAGACGGACACAAAGGCACTCGCATGGCGGTTAATGGAAAAATTAAATCACTGTGCGAGTGTTCGAGTTTTGAGTTAGATTGGCTTTGGTACAACAAGCCGAAACCGGAACGCTTCCTAATCAATACCGAGCCGGACGCAGAGCAAGAGAAACCGAAAATTGAACCGCTACCAAAATATGAAACAAAGCAAGAACGGAACAATCGTACAGCCTCAAAAGGAAAATTTAAGGGCAAAGAGTAAATACGCCATTAACAATAAAATGGAGTTCAAAAGCACATTGCCTGACGAACAAACCATTTTGTACGGTTCTTTTATTTCCGGTTATAGCTTTAGTGTTGTACCGTTTTTTGAGGGTAGCGACTTATTCCCTACTTTCCTTTGCGAAGTAGCAGAACAAAGCCCAACAAAGGGGGCTTGCGTTGAAAGTAAAGTAAGGTTAGTTTTCGGCAACGGCATTGAGTTTGTCGCGGAGAAAGACAGCACATTCTTTGCCGATAAAAAAGAAAAGGTTAGTTTAAGTCCGGCAGCAAACGAGGCAATGAAACTGTTTTGCCTTGACACCTCAATTAGTAACGACAAAAAAAACATTGGTTGGTTGAGCAGTCAAATACTTAAGGATTGGTTCACTACCGGCAATGTTACGGTGTTACTACAAAAAACCAAAGTCGGCGGCAAATCGTTTTTCAAATACAGTTTCCATGCTGCAAAATATGTCCGTAGAACAAAGGTCAATAACAGTAACGGCAAACGTTACGTTGTAATTACACCACAATTTACCTATTTCGATACCGCATCCGAGATAATTGTTGCACCCGAATACCCCGAATGGGAGGCAAAAGACGGTGTTGAACGGTCTGCAATTACGGTTCAAAATATGCTTATTGGTAGGGAGTATTACGGATTACCCAACTCCATTACCTCTATTTATCACCAATTAAGCGAGGCAGAAAACCAAAAGTATAACCTTGAGGAAACCCAAAACAAGTGGTTGCCTCGATTATTTATTGAGGTTATTGAGCCGGTCGAGTCAACGCCGGATCAGTTGAACGCTCTTTTAAAGATGCTCGACAAAGCCTTTACTAACAAGGCAAACACCAACAGCAATGTTGACAAATCAAGCTACGTTTATCGGGAGGTTGCAGACAAAGAGCAGCTTTCAAAAATAACCGAGCTAACCAAAACATTAGACTTTCAGTATTACGCAGAAATGTCAAAGGAAAACGAGCGCAAAATATTGATGTCCGAATTGTGGCACAGGTCACTACTTGGCGTACATGACGAGGGCGGTATATTGGGAAACAGCAAGGAACGAGCAGAGGCATACAAGGCAGCATACAGCACCGTAATTGTACCGGCAAGGGAAATGTTATCCGGCATTCTTGATATTGTGTATCGGGAGTTTTGTAATTACACGAAAACAGAGGTACAAGGCTCGTTTTGGTTTGAGGATAACAAACGGTTTATCTTGGGTGATGATGCAGTACAAGCGTTTATGACTATTGATGAAGTACGGGCATTGAACGGGCTACCTCCATTACCAAACGGAGCTGGTGAAGTATTATCATCTACAACTATGAGGGCTGCAATATGAGTTTGATAAATGCCAATGAAGCCATTTGTATTGTACCAACAGATCAAGGGGTAAACTTTGACTTTGGTTTGCTATGTCCTTACATTGAAATAGCGGAACTAAAGTATCTTTTACCCTGCTTAGGAAAGGCATTCATTGATGAAATTATAGCCGACCTTAACCCTGCTTTTTACGAAGCATTTAAGCAGGCAAAGGCATTTCGTTATACTGTAAATTACATCATTGGCGACTATGTAACATTTAACTCAAAACTCTATATTTGTACTGCCAACACAACAAGCGAAATCCCGACAGACGTTTTATTTTGGAGTGAAGTACCAAAATACTCAACTGCCAAATTCAATAATTTGTGGTACAGCTATTTGTTAAGGGCTACAACGTGGGCGGTCATGCTTACTGCTTTACCGTTCATTGCAATACGGATAACCAATTCAGGGCTGTTTAAGAACTTCACCGACTTTTCACAATCGGTCAATAGTGCGGACACAACGGCAATAATTAAAGGGCTATCAAGTGGGCTTGAGGTGTTAATGACCGCCTTATCAGCGTACTTGGTAGCGAACAAAACCGACTTCCCGACTTATCCCGGTAACATTGATTGTGCGGAAAACACTTGTAAAAGGCAGTATTCCGGTTTTGCATTTAGCTACATAGAAAATGAACGCGATGGATGTTGTTAGTTTCATTGCCCGTTACAGTGTAACGAGGGAAATTGCAGAAAGGATTGTACGCGGCTATACAGAGGTAGCAGGCACAGAGGTTGCACCGGAAGTACAGCAGGCACGAATTGCGATTTGTGAGGGAGGTTGCACAACGTTTGATAAGAACAGGCGTTTGTGCATGAAAGAGAAAGGAGGGTGCGGTTGCTTTGTGGATATTAAAACAAAGTATGCCGAAATTGATTTTGTAACTTATACCGAAACCGTTAAATGCCCGAAAGGGAAATGGGAATGATAAAAATACACAACGTAGAGAATTTTTTTAACCAAACGTGTTGCCCTCCACATAATTGCAATGCTATTATTACCGGCATTGAGGTAAGCGAGGAACTGACCTTTACAATCAAGACAACAGGTAGTCAGGGAGGACATGTGCGGGTTGCCGTTTACAGTGCAAGCCTTAACAGTTATCTTTATGCTGATTGGCAGGTGTGCGGTATCAATGAATTTGTGTTTTTAAATGCAGCATTACAGCCTTATTTCGAGGCGGAAGACATACAATTTATAGTTCAAACATCTACCGATGCGGGGCTAACGGTTTGTAGTGAAAGTTCGGTGCCACTATTTAATACCTCGCAGGTTGTCGAATACACCGAAACAGGTGAGATTGAACTTGTACCGGAATTAACTCCCGGCACTACGTGTGCCGGTACGCTTACCCATTCAATTATCTACAACAACGGTTTACTGTTTGACAGTGCCGACCTATCCATTGACGAAGCCGGTAACGGAACATTGGAATTAGGAGGCTTGCCGCTTGATGATGCAAACGGCATTATACTGATAGGTTATTATTGTGACGGCATATTGGTTGCTATACTTGCCGTAAATCTAACCTTACTTATGTTCGATGTCCGGGTACTTGGTACGGACGTGGATTGTGAAGACGAAGTACTTACCGCTACCTTTGTCATCACCAACATGGGAACGAACACTATCCCGTCAGGTACCGAATTTAATTACGAGTTCACCACAGACCCTGAATTGACAGAGGTAGTCGGGCAGGTTGTGTCGGGAACTTACACCTTACTTGTTGACCTTGCACCAACGGAAACTATTGAAATGAGTATTGAGTATGAAAATCCCGACTGCTTAACAGGTTCGGATATTACCTTAACCATTACGGAAGTTCCGGTAGGTTACGGGAATTTTAACCCTGCTACATTGACGGATGATATTACCTATGAGTATGTTGCGCCTCCGATGGGTTTGCGCATGTTGTTTGATGATATTGCAAATGCACCCGTAGCTGACCCGACTATTGTCGGTCAATGGAATACATTTTACAACCTACCAACTAACGGAGCGGTGTTTACTTCTGTATCGGTTACAGGCAATGAGGTAATTTTAGTCGGCGGCGGTGCGATGACTATTAAACCATCGGCGTTCATAAACGATGCGAGTTTGATAGAAGCAGAAGACCAAGCAGGAATAGTAATTGCTGGCGCATTTGCTTCATTCGAGTTAGCAGCATCATTAACAACGCCCGTATTCCCAGAAATGCTTACGGCGGCTACTGAATGTTTTTTCGGATGTACTTCGGTTATAGTTTTTGACTTACCAAAGCTACAAACGAGCGGCACGGACTGTTTTTCGTCATCCGTAAATACAACGACATTTACATTACCAGATTTGACGGCGGCGGCGCAAAATAGTTTTTGGGGTTGTACGTCTGCGACTACCTTCACTTTGCCTGCATTATTAACTACTGGTGTAAATTGTTTTTTTAATTGTATTTCATGTGCAACTTTTTCATTTCCATTATTAACCACAGCAGCTTCGGCTACATTTAGAGATTGTTTTGCGGCAACACTAATAAACATTCCGCTTTGCGTTAATTTAGGAAACGACCCGACCGATGCCAGCGTATTTGACGGCATCACAGGTCAAACAATTACCCTAAACATTGCAGCCGTAAACGCAACCAACAACGCAGGCGGGGTACATGCCTCAGTAGCTTATTTGATAGCAAACAATACAGCAACAGTAAACTATATTTAATCACATTAACCCACAAAACAAAATCAGACCATGAAAGAAAAGTTAAAGTTTAAACTATTCGCTATAATGCTTGCCGTCTGTATCTTTTGCATGTCATTAGTACAATGCAAGCCGGATGAGCCGGTAAAGCAGACAGACGAAACGACTAATGATGTGATTGTAGCCTCAAACGATGCCTTTAAAATCAAGGTAGGCAATGAAGTATTTGAGGCAACCAATGAAAGCCTTTATGATGAACCGTTAGACAGGGGCATAAAGGAACTTGACTTTGTTGTTGATTACTTTGTCGCTATTGCTGACGGCGTGTTGGCGGGTATTGATATAGCAAAAGTCGTGAAAGACGAAAAACTTACTACATTCGTTTTTTGGACTAAATTGATACCTGCTACATTACCGCACACAAAGACACTATTTAACGCAGGCAAAAAAGCAATGATTGTCAAAGAACTATATGCCAATGTCGGAAAGCTGACAGACGTTGAGCGCATGGCAATTTCTGTGAGGCTCAAAGGTAAGTACCCGGACATCTCACTTGGGGATGCCGAAAGACTTACCAGTTTGATTTTACAATGGGTTTTACTTGATGCGCAAATTGTGTACGAAGTGAAAAAACTAAAGAAGTAGCATGAATGTCCTATCTGCTCATAATAAGATCAAATGCCGATGCAGAATATAGCTTAGGAATAATCAAATCTTTGCACTCGTTACAAAAAAAAACGAAGTTGCAAATCATGGGCATAGATACCATTCCGATTGGTAGCGACATAGAGGAAACGATGCTGCAATACCTTAGCATTGCGACACATGCCCTAATCATCATTACAGTTGAGATAACATGCGACCACATTGTACTTTATCGGGAAAAGTTACAGGCAAACGACATTATGACAATCGGGATTTATGCCAACTATGTTGATGATGCCCTAAAGGATGCGGTCATGGAAACGGCATTAGGTATCATTCCGACAGAACCGATTGAGGCATACGCAAATAAAGCGAGGGCATACTCGGACATTGCCAATGTTTTAAAGATACTCCTTCACCAAAAATAGGCGTTTCATATTTTTTTTTATTGTTGGTTAGCCTGCAAAACACCTGTTTTGTGGGCTTTTTTCGTTTAGTGAAAAAAATATTTTAGCCTTTTTTGAAAAAAAGTTAGAAATAATTTTGTCAATTCGGGAATGTTTTCTAACTTTGCGTAAGAAAACAGAGAGAAAGTAAATCAGTTTTAAACAACACAAACAAACAAACACCATGACAACTCAAGAAATCAAAACACAAAGAATTGCAAGCGGTTACTATAAAGGTATTTACAAGAACATTGAATTTATTGTGCAAAAAGTGTATGACCTACCAAATAGCGAAATTGCATGGTATTGGCAGATAGGCAACAAAACAGTAAACGACTGGCAGTCAAGCAAATTCAGCTCAATACAAGCCGTAAAATCATACATAGATGAAAACACTAATTGACATAATAGACACAGACAACACGCCCGACACGATAACGCAAATAATTGACAGCATCCCACTCGACCATCAAAAGTAGGGGCAACATTCACCATAATTCAATTTTAAACAACACAAAAAACAACAGAAACGATGGCACACAATTTAAACGAGGTAAACGGTAAGGTAGCGTTTGTAAACGCAGGAGTAAGCCAAAAGGCTTGGCATGGATTAGGTCAGCACTTTGACCAACAGATTACCACAAGGCAAGCAATCGAGCAAGGCGGGCTAAATTACGGTGTAGAGCGCACACAGGTATTTGCAGAGGTAGGCGGGCAGAAAGTAGCATTGCCTTACTACTCAAACTACCGCACCGACACAAACGATATTTTTGATGGTATCGTTACCGACCGTTACCAAATCTTACAGAACACAGAAGCCTTCGACTTTTTCGATAGCTTCTTGATTGAGGAAGGAAACGAAACTATTATCACCACAGCCGGCGCACTCGGTAAAGGTGAAACGATTTTTATCACTGCCAAACTTCCCGAATACATCCGCATCGGTAACAGTGAAGATGTGATTGAAAACTTCCTTTTACTTACTCACTCCCACGATGGCGGTTCGCCGGTTCAGGTTATGTTCACACCTGTTCGGGTTGTTTGTAACAATACGCTAAATGCCGCTTTAAGGGGCAATAAAGGTAAGATTACATTTCGCCACACCAATAGCGTTAAAGAGAAATTGAACAGCGTAAAGAGTATCATGCAGCTAACCAACACCACTACCCGATTAGTAGGCGAACTGTTTAACGACTTAGCCAAAACAAAGATGCACATTCCAATGAAAGACTTCGTTTTACGTGTCCTTAATCCCGATGGCGGCAGGGAATTGACAGCCTTAGAAAAAGAGGGATTAAGCACCCGGTTGATCAACCAAGCGAATGAGATTTTGGAGTACAACGAAACATCAGAAACGCAAATGATGTTTCCACACATGCGAGGCACCAAATTTGGAGCGTTAAATGCAATCACAGGGTTTTATCAAAACGTTAAATCGTTCAAAACCTTAGACAGCAAATTTTCGTCTATCTTTATGGATAATGGTTTGGTGAAAAATCAGACCGACAAGGCACTGCAAATATTATTGAGTTAGGCATTACAGTTGTAAATAGTTTACACCTCCGGCGGCGGTAACAATGCCGGAGGTTTTTTAACCACACCCAATTTGAAAGAGTGAAATAAAACCAAAACACAATGAAAACAGTAAACGACATTTCAGCATTCAACTTCGTTAAAAACCCTTTTCAAAAGAAAACGCATATTTGCGTAAGCATGGATGGGTTTTGGATTTGCACAACACCAGAACCAGATGACAGGTTCAAATGGCAGCCGATACTAAGGGCTGCAACCGCTCAAGAAATTGCACACCATAAAAGCATTGTTAAACAATAAAAAACACGTATCATGTCATTAAAAATCGCACAAATCAAAGAGAAAGGACACGCTCCAAATATTGGAAAAGAAAAAAGAGTAGTCTGCAAAAAATGGAGAAACAAAGCACTTAGGTTGCAGGCTAAAAATATCGAAAATCCAAACCCGATACTTAACAAGTTCGACAATCGGGCTTATTAAACAGACAAGGCATTACAGTTGTAAATAGTTTACACCTCCGGCGGCGGTAACAATGCCGGAGGTTTTTTAACCACACCCAAAAAAAACAAGCAAATGAGTTACGAAACATGGCAAGGAAAACGGTACGATGATGAACAGTCCGTATCATCGGCAGCACTGTTCACCTATGAAAGTGAACATGGATTGAAGTATGGAGTTGAGCGCATGGATATTGTTTTCCGCTACCTAAAAGGGTATAGTAACTTGCCCCAAATCCTAAAGAACATTTTAGGAACGATGGAAATGCAACGCGAAAAACTAAGCCACATCCGACCTAACGAATACTTCAAAGCAAGCGAAAAGCAGCTAAATGTGTTTCGCGACCACTTTAGCAGGTACGAAAACCGCAGCGGACTAAACGACATCCTAATCAACTGCACACCTCAATTCGCAGAACCGGAGCGAAAACGCCAAAGGGCTATTGATAGGGTTGTCTTTGAGGACGAGTTTATGTCTGACGGCGTATTGGTCACGCAGGAACTGTTAAGGGTTCGCAAGGAACTTGAAACGCTTAAAAAAGCAGTTGCCGACAATGCAACTTTCAAGGTAAAACAGGTAGCGGTAATTGCCTTAGATGATGCCGACTTTGTTAAATGGTACTGCTCGACAGACGAAATCGATCCGTCTATCAACTACATTAAAATAACGAAAGTTTCAGAGGCAATAGTGCTGCACAATGAAGGGTTTAGCAGTGACATAACTTCTACTCTATCCGGCTTAAACCACAAGCAGCACAAGGCAATAATGGAGGTGTTTAACCCTCCACAGAAAAGGAAAGTTTTAAATAAATTCTATAACTAACAATAAATCAAACCACAATGGAAGGTATTTTTGAACAGGAACTACACCGTATTTGTCATTTAGAAGCAAGCGCAATTTGCAAGGAAAGAAGGGAAAGCGTATTGAGCGCATTAAAAACAGAGGTCGTGTCGTCAGACGAAAGAAAAGCGGCATACAGCAAACTGTTGAGCGACCTTGATAATTGGCTAACACAATACCATTCCGATTTGGTATTCGAGCTAAAACGCGTGACAGCAAGAAACATGATAGCAAACTCAATTTGTGAACTTAAAAAAATTGCACCCGAACCATGAAAAAACTAACCCTACTTTTATTGATACTGCTATACTCACTTACCGCAGCAGCACAACAGACAAAACCGGAGCCGGAAAGCTCAATCCAAATCGAGATGGCAGGCGAACAGGATAGCCTTATACTGTTTATCTTTGCTGATACAGCCAACCAAGTACATGCCGTTGCAGGCACATCTGCATGGTGGAGGGCTGGGGATTTTATTCGGGTGTTCAATGGTCAAGGCGAAGGAGTTCATTACCCGCTTAAAAAGGGTGTTTTATTTTTGACTATTCAAAAAACGGGCAAATAATGGAAAAGGAACTATTGAAACAGGTGTTGATTGAGGCTACAAATTTAAGGGAGGCAATAACGGAGGAAGAAAGGGGAAATCTTAGGATAGCATTTTTTAACCCGAAAGTTACATACGGTTGTATTTACGGGCTTATTTCCGGCGATTGCTTTAATGAAAGAGCCGCACACCTAATTGCTAAATGCTGCAAAAAAGTATTGGTATCACACAAAGGGATGGGCAATGCCGTTACAAATAGCAGGTTTAGCACAATCGCACCAGAAAAGGCTATTGCAAAGCATGAAAACAGGGAGTGCTATTACTATTCACCAATAGAAAAATATATTTTATTGGTAGAATTAGAAAAGTCACATCAGTTAATCGCCTACCTAAAAAAACAAACCGACACATTCGCCCCATAATCACAACCAAAGCAAGATGATTAAAGTCTATTCCGAACCATGCCAAAATTGCCTGTTCAGCAAAGACAAGATTGTAAGCAATGAAAGGCGCAAGACCGTTTTAGAGCAATGCGAAAAACAATGCACCTACTTTATCTGCCACAAGGCAAGCATGAATAACGAGCGCATTTGTTGTTCGGAGTTCTACAAACGGAACAACGACAAGCCGGGAACGCTACACATAGCAAAGGACATTGGCTACATAGAATTTGTACCGATGCCGGAACACGAAAAATTAACATCCTTTCGGGAACAAAAAACAGGAAACCATGAAACTAACATTTAAAGGCGAAGTAATACACTTTGAGGTTGAGCGTGAAGGAGTGGGCAAGTACGGTAAAGCGTGGTGCATTTATTCGATACTCGTACAACCTGACGAGGGCAGTAAATTAGCGGTTAAGATGTTCGACAACCAACTTACAGAACCTATTCAAGTAGGGCAGCAAATCTATATCGAGTGCGATGTTGAGAGCCGCGAATGGAACGGAAAGTATTACACCAATGCAAACGTTACATCTTACGAGGTACTAAGCGACCCGGAACCGGAGGAAGACGAGGGCGGAACATTGGGCTTGCTTGACGATCCGGTGTTTGATGATGAACCGGAACGGGAGCAGAAAACAAGCGAACAGGCACTGCTTGAGTATGAAAGCGACTTGCCGTTTTAAACAACAATAACCGCAGAGTTTTTTTTAAGGGTGTCAGCAGGCGGCAGGGATGTTGCCTGCTTTTTTATTTCCTACAAACAGCAAACCATCTTCCCGACACCATGAACTTGGTACAAAAAAAGTGCAGGCTACAAACGCAACCTGCACCTGAACAACACAATGAAACTTAATAGAACAATAACAGTACCTAAACAGAAACTAAAGTTATTTTGTTTTTCCCGACAGAAATCCGGTAGCCTAATTTGCCAAGCTGCTTTTCCGCTTCATCCATTGCGCTTTGATGTTTTAAGCAGGCGGCGGCATTGCTTGTTGTCTGTTCCCGAGCCGAATAAATCTGTAATCGTTGGCGGTGTATTCGGTAGGTGTTAAGGTACTCCTGCACAACCTTATCTATCTGCTCGGCAGCCGGTTTGCTTGCTTCGGGCTTTGGCAGATTGTCTTTGTGGTCAATATCCGAATTGTCTATCAGCTTTTCCCGATACTTCTTTAAGTTAATCCTTACCAACTCTGATGTATTTGCATCCGTTACCTTGCCTGCATCCCCTGTTTTGTTTCTGATACCGGCAGCAACAGAGCGTAGTTGATATTGAAAGAAGTCGGTAAACGCTTCCCTGTATTCGGATAGCAGTGACGGCAAAAGGTCGTAAGCAGATGGAAGTATAACCCGCTCAATGCCGCACCTAAACTCAAACTTTACAATCACAAAGCATCCCGATGCAAGCATAATCAAGGACACAATAATAATTGCCGGAAACCAATCAACTGCTAATAGGAACATATTGGTTGCCGATGCCGTTTTGATTTGGTTTTTATCGGTGATTAGTTGAATGTTCGACTGTGTTTGATCTTGTATGACCTGTTTGTTTTGGATGTTCGTTTTGCTTAACTGCAATAGTGCAGCGTTCTTTTCACTAGTCAATTCAGCAACCGCCTTACCCCTTACACCGTAGAGGCTATCAATTTGCGGCTGCAACTTTGACCGTAACCATTTCTTTCTTTTAAGTTCATTTTCTAAAGGAACAATCATTGAATTGACCCGTTTCTTTTCTGCCGATATAGCGGCATTGTAAGTTGATGCAGTGTTGGCACTATCCTTACTGAAGGTGTTGTTGATGCTCGAAATCCGACCGACATAAAGGCTATCAAACTCGGCACCGTTTTCTGTCTTTGGCGGTGTGTAGGTATTGTTGAGCATAGTTATACTACCCAAATAGCTTATCAGACCGGAGATAGCAAAGACAGCAAGACCGATAAGCAAAGTATTGATATTGGCAGATGCACCGATCGAATTGCTCTTGCCTAAAACAATGATTTTAGAAATCTCCATTGCGTAGTTAATCCTTTCCTTTGCAAGCATGAATACAAGAATACCCGATACCGCATAACTGATAATCGTGGCAGCTTGGACGTTCTGTAACAATAGCGGGGCAATGTGGGTATTGATTAACGCTGTAATTACAGCGAACTCGGTAACGATACCAAGTACTGTACCGATCCATTTAACACCGTTGGCAGCAACGTATTGCCTGTAGTTGGCGTTAAATAACTCAATGTTTTTTGGGGGATTGCGGTGGATTTTCATGTTTATTTATTGTTGGTTTATTTGAATAGCTCAGTCTGGTTTTTATTATCAACGCCTTTGTGCGCACTGTTAAACTCGGCATTCTTTGAGTTTATCTTAAACACCCCCTTTTTTACCCGCACAACACGACCGTAAGTTACAAGCCTTGTCATAATCATACTCATGTACTTTGACCAGTTGTTGTAATAGCCAAAGTTTACATTTTCGTAAATTTCCTGCAATGTGGCGGTATCAACTGTGGATAGGTACGTCAGTACTTCCCTTTGATGCGGTGTTAATAGTTTCATGTTGTTGTAATTACAGGTCAAAGGTAAGGAGCATAAAGGTATGGTTTGTAAATTCGTAAAAATAATTTGAAAATAATTTGCAAAAAGTTTTTTTATTCGGGGGATTATTTCTAACTTTGCGTAAGAAAATAAGCAAAGAGTAATTCACTAAATAAATACAACGTAACATGAAACAGCAAGTAAAAAACAATATCACTTTAATCACGCTAAGATTTACCGTTACAGAAGTAAACAGAAACAGCAAGAGAGGTACAGAAAAACCAAACCTTTGGGAAAAAGGAGACCACTGTCGCTTGTACGTACCAACGAACGCATGGAAAACTGCAACTACCTACATTGACTTGAATAGCGGCGAAGTAGTAGGCAAAGACGATATTTCGCATGTTGTAGAATTTATCAAAAATCTTTCATAAACCATAAAATATAAATGCCATGAGCTTACTTGAATTTATAGAAAAAAGAAAGCGTGAAACAAAATTGCACACCTGCAAAGTCTGTAAAAATGAAACCGAATACCTTACAGATGATGGGGTTTGCGATTGGTGCGAAGATTATTCAATTGCCTTGCAAATAGTAGAAAGCAATAGTAAAGAAAAAACCAATTAACCCGCTCCTCTCCACAAAACAAACCGGAGGTAGGCACAAATACAACAACTTACCATGCCAACTTACAAAGAACAATTAGGAACGTTGATACAAGGACTAAAGGCAACCGAAGCCTTTATCAAAAACGTAGAGCAGCTAACCGGCTGCGAACAGCCAAGAGTTAAACTCGAAATGTGGGCAGCCTACGGAATGGCTTCCGCACAACTCAAAGAGGATTACCCGCAAGAGTACATACAGCATCAAAAAGACATGGCATTGGTGTATGCTAACAATGCCGAGTATTTCGATAAACTTAAAGTTACTTTTAACAAATCATAAATTACTAAATCACAAAAAAAAACAAGTTTTATCATGCAAGAGCAATTTTTTTATCCGCGACTTGGAGCAGACGCCAAAGAGAAAGAACACAACCGCTTTAGAATTTTGAACGAAAGACCAATTCAATTCAGCGAAATTTTCGTTGTCAAAAAAGACGAAAAAGGCGAACCGATTAAAAAGGACGATGGAACGTTTAAGGTAACTCCATTAAGAATGGCACTATGTGATGGACGTATTGACATTTCTAAGTTGCAACTTGGAAAGCCGGACGACAAACCGAAAGACGTGGATGCTTACCTTATCTTTAACTACAAAGAAAAGCGACTACAAATTTTATCAGTATCGCAGCATACTATCAGAACGGCACTAAAAGACTTGGCAAAGGAAGCGGAATTGTCCGGTAAGTTTTTGACAGACTTTGACATTACCTTAGTTAAAAAAGGTGACGGAACTAAAAACAACACCGACTATGTTTTAGAGGTTGACAGGCTTAAAAACAAGATTGTTTTTGATAAGCTCGACAAACAAATTGAAGAGTTTTTCCTGCACTGTAAATCAAGCGGAAATATTCACGGGCACCATCTTTTAAGTAACGAATATCCGTTTGATGGAGCGGCAGCAGAACCGATGCCAAAGGATGTCAAAAAGATTTTCGCCCTACTGAAAAGCGGCAAAATCACCGTTGACACCTTGAGAAAGGAAACGGACATCGTAGTGGCTAAAATGCTGTTCCGGGAACTTGCAAAACAGGCGGCAGAAAACACCGACCATCCCGGCTACCTTATTGATGGTGATGTATTGATGAGCCTTGACGAGATTAAGCAAATACGGGATGAGATAATTACTCCGTTCTAATCTAACCAACCTTAAAAACCTAAAGCCGCTAAAACCAAAAACCCCTCGACCTGCATTACCCACAGGTTGAGGGGCTTTTAAATAACCTTAAAAATAAAATAGCATGTCCCTGCTTAAAGATGTTTTATCTGAAATGCCTAAGCACTTTAATAGCAACCAGTTTGCAAGATGCGCCACAAGCAAAGGCTTTCCGAGTTCAAGGGTGGCAGATGGAGCAATAGCCGAGTTCTTAAAGTTAAATGCTTTAAGGGGAGCAACAACAAGGACATGGAAAAAGAAACAGGAGCCACAGACCAAGCAAACAGAATTGACTGAAATCGAAATGGCAGTAAATTTATTGAAGCGAAACGGCTACAAAGTACTTCAACCGTTTACTGAATATCGGGAGCTTTAAGAGGCGACACTCCAAACCGCAGTATAACGCTTCACCGTACCATCCTCAACAAAAACACCGGTATCAAGCACAATACCAAGTTTGGCTAACCGCTTGATTTGCTCTTGCTTAATGATCCGACCCGTTTCACCCTTTGCCTGACGATCCTTTTCAAGTTTATGGTAGATGTGAAATGATTTGTTCGGTTCTTTTTGTGTAGGAAACAAAGCCTTTGAAAGTTCAACCGAGTTGCCCGGACGTGATTTGACAAAGCAGTAAAGGGCAAGGTAGGGATAGTTGCCCTCGATTACCGTAGCGTCTGCACCAATGTTGATGAACTCTGGTTTGTTTTCTGAAATGAGCGATATTTTCATGACTATGTTTTTGGGTTTAAATTATTGTGCTGCAAAGTTACAATAAATAATTAGAAAGATAGTATAAAGTCGAACAAAAAGAATTATCTTTACACTGCCGACTGAAACCGGCATAAAAGCATAACCAATGATTGGTAAAATACATTTTCACGTAAACCCTATTGGGTGCATTTGTTTAGTGATGGGCTTTGGTTCTTGCGCCCTGTTTCAGACACTATTCAATGCAGCCAATAGGGTTCTATAATTTAACCAAATCATGGAAAGTATCAGAACCGTTCTAAGGGAGTTAATCGGCACAAACAACACGCTCGTTACCAACGTGCTGTTTATTGACTTTACAGGCAGTCACGCTCAAGCACTGCTATTGTCGCAGATGTGGTATTGGCAAGAGCGCACACCAAACCCAGATACAAGCTACTTTGCCAAATCCCATGTTGAATGGCATAGTGAGATAAGGATAGAACAAAAATCACTTCAAAGGGCGGTAACAAAGTTTAAAGAAATAGGCATACTTGAAACAGAGGTAAGGAAGTTTGCAGGCACTCCGACATTGCACTACCGATTGAATGTTAATAAAGTCATTGACCAATTAACTGCATTTTGCGCAAATGAGAATGGTCAAAAAGTCCAAACCGATTTGGTCAAAAAGTCCAAACCGATTTGGTCAAAAAGTGACAATCCTCTTACAGATATTAGTACATATACTATTACAGATACTAAGAAAGAAGACACCCCCGCTTTTTTTTCAAAAAAAATAGACGACCTTAAAGAACAAACTATTCCCCCAAAAAAAGAAAGGAAGGGGCGCGGCACGCTTGAAACTTATTTGCAATTCGTTAAACTATCAAAAGAAGAGTACAATCAATTCACTGAAAAGTACGGGGCAAAGTTCGTTGAGGACTGCATAGAAAAGTTGGATAATTGGATTGACCGGCAAACGGGCGCGGCACATGAAAAGTACCTCAAGCAAAATCATGCCGCCTGCATTCGGGGATGGGTGGTTAAGGCGGTCAAAGAGGACATGGAAAAGGCGGCAAAAAGAAGCGGATCGTTTAACGGCAGTAGCAATAGAATTACAAGCTCACAGGCGGTTAATTTGGATTAGAATAAACTAAAGTACCATGTTCAGCTACTACGGAAGCAAATCGAAAATAGTCAACTACTACCCACCACCAAAGCACAAACTAATCATTGGGCCTTTTGCGGGGAGTGCGCGGTATAGTTTGAAATATTGGCGTAACGACATTTTACTTGTTGATAAATATCCGGTAGTCATTGAGGTTTGGAAGTACCTGCAACAATGCACACCGGCAGACATACTAAAGTTACCAAAACCTTTAATTGGCGATGACCTAAGAAAATACGAACAATTAAGCGAAATAGAGAAAAAGTTTATGGGGTTTATAGTACAAGCGGCGCAAGGCAAACCGGCTAATACGGTAACTAAAATGAGTGCATTTTACGCAAACACAAGCGACATAAGAGAGCAAATAGCAAATCAGTTGTTTAAGATAAAGCATTGGATTGTTAAACAAGGCTGTTTTAAGGACATTGAAAACAAAGAAGCTACATGGTTTATTGACCCACCATATCAATACGGAGGTCAGCACCAATACAAGTTTAACAATAAGTCAATCAATTTTGAGCATCTTGCCGAATGGTGCAAAACAAGAAACGGACAAGCAATCGTTTGCGAAAACACCAAAGCCGATTGGATGCCGTTTAAGCCGATGGTTGAATTGCAAGGGGCGGCAAACACAAACACAACGGAGGCGATTTGGTCAAACATCCCGACAAACTATGACAACGAACAACTTAACTTATTCTAACCCCATGCCCCACTTCATAAACCTATTCCAAGCAACCGGCGAAACAACCTTTGCCTTTTACGACCGAGAAGACAACGTGATAATATCCCTCAACAATGAGCAGGTATTTGAAAGCATTGATCATTTGACAGAGGCATACGAGGCAGAGCAGGCAAGCCGGAAAAGCATAGGCGAGCATTACCGGATGTATCGTATTGAGGCATTGATAGGGCTTATTCCGGCAGGCTTTTTTGGCTACTGAAAAAAAAGTTTAAAAATAATTGGAAAAAGGTTTGTAGTTTGAGGTATTATTTCTAACTTTGCATTAGAAAACAGAACGAAAGCAATTTACTTTTTAACAACACAAAAACAACTGTACCATGAGCAACATTATCACATCAAACAGCGGCAAAAAACAAGCGACAATCGTTTACTCAATGAGAGATATTTGCTATCGGGTAACAATCGAGCAAATAGTAAATACCGGCATTGGCATTGAACTTGATTTTGTAACGACTAAGAGCGGGTTTAGCACATACATGGCAGCGGTAAAATGGTCATTGAAACAATTAAACCCAAACCTTAAATAACCAAAACAATCGCCATCCGCCTGTCATGCAAGCGTAATCACCCATGAACAGGGGCAGGAGGGGTTAAAACTAACTTTAAAAAAAACATAACCGACAATGAAAACAATCAAACTTTCTACCGAGCTACTCAACACCCAAACGGCAGGGTTAGATGCCGGTATTGCAAAGGAAATCAAAGACAGTTTCGCACCGTTCTTTGAAAAGCTAAACGAAAAACAGGACACCGTTTATTCTTTAGTCGTTACCAAGACAACCGAAAAACTGCTTATGTCACAAGCCAAAGAAATGAGGCTTAAAATACGCGACATAAGAACGGCAGCAAACGACCTCCGAGTGTCAAAAAAAGAGCAGGCACTAAAGTACGGTAACGCTATTCAATCTGCTTACAATTCCATTGAAACTGCAGCTAAGGAAATGGAGGCATACTTAAAGGATCAGGAAACGTTTGCAGAACGCATGGAGCAGATACGGATTAACGAGTTAAGGAGTGAGCGCAATATCGAACTTTATCCGTTACGGGAATTTGTACCGATGCGCATTGACGTTGGACTTTTACCAGATGAAGACTATGCAATACTATTGGCAGGCTGTATAGCATCCAAGGAGAAAAAAGAACGTGAGGAAAAAGAGGCGCAAGAACAGGCAGAACGAAACAGGCTTGCCGAAATTGAACGCGTTAAACAAGCCGAGAAAGACCGGGCTGAAAACGAAAAACTTCAACGGCAGTTAGCAAAAGCCAAAGCCGATAAAGACAAGCTATTGGCACAAGCAGCTAAAGAAAAGGAAGACCGGGATGCAGCAGACCGAAAAGCAGCGCAAGCCATTGAACAGGAGCGCAAAAACAAGTTGTTGGCAGAGGCTAAACTACAACAGATGCAAGCCGACAAGTGGGCATCAGACGAGGCAAAGCGCATAGCAGACGAACAGGAGGCAGCAAGAATTGAAGCAGCTAAAAACGGTAATGATGAGGCAAAGTTGGACGAGCTTCAAGGAAAGATAAAAGCGATACTATCAGATTTGCCGGAATGCACATCTAAAGACGGAATTGCTACCTTAATAAAAGTAAGGGCGCATCTGAAAAACGCACATGATGCCATTAACGAACATTACATGCCGTTCTAAACATAGACAAACAATGACCGAAATTGACGACACACTCGGAGACCGCAAACCATCACCCTATTGGGATGATCCCGAAGCCTACATTGCTAAGAGGTTAGGTGAAGATGTAAAACCTTTAACAGAGCAAGAGCAGGCAGAGTTTGCCAAGATAACAGAGGACTATTGGAGATCGGTTCGTGAGATAGGGGAAAAGAAATTACGAACCTTTGAGCATACAAAAATCGAACTTTACAAGGACTTGTGCTTTAAGTTCGAGCCTCAACCATTCCTTTGCAACGCAGAAGATGCAAGGGTTTACCGCTTAATTTGTCTTTACTTTTCCGGCAGTGAAGACTTTGAAGGTCAGATGATGAACAACGGCAAAAAAGGGGTATTAAGGAATGGGATATATTTGTCAAGTGGTTTAGGGGTAGGCAAAACAACCCTTATGCAGCACTTTGTTGCCCGACCGTCTTACAATGAACTTTATCACAATGGGGCAAACATCATAGTGTCAGCTCAAAAGATGGTAAGTGACTATCAAAGGGAAAAAGAGGACGGAGGCGGCGAGCCGGCACTTGATAGATACATTAAGGCAAAGGTTTTGACGATTAACGATGTCGGACGGGAGCCTGAGTGCGTTCGGTACGGAAAGCGGTTCAGTCCTGTTGAAATGGTTTTTTCGGCAAGGTATGATGCTTGGCAGGTTGATAAGCAGTTTGTAACGCACATTACAACCAACATCACCGATGCTAAAGAAATTGAAAACCGTTACGGGGATTATATCCGTAACCGATTTTTGGAGACTATGAATAAGGTTTATTGGGAGGGAGGGAGTAAACGAGGGTAAAAGAACTTTAAAAACAACAATAAATCATGCGAAAAAAGGAAAAAGAAACGCACATTTTCACACAGGAATACCCTACAACAAAAGGTCGGGGCGACGTATCTGTAAGACTTGAGATTGATTTCAAAGTGGGTATCTATTTCGTTTTGTCTTTAGGACACCAAACAACAGACTTCCCTATCAATGGAGGCACAGACGACACCGTCCAAAATCTTGCATTGATGGAGGCGATTAGGGAAGCGGTTTTATTTGCAGACCATGCGCTCAAATGTCATAAACAGGAAAACCAATGAGTAAAATACCAATAGAAACCGTATTTAACACCTACGAGCATACGCACGAAGAAACAGCCTCCGGGCTTATGGTGATATTCGGAATGGATTATGCCCTGCTTATGGTTGGCATAATGATGAACGAATACACATTGCTAAGGACAAGAAACCAAATAGAAAACCATGTGTTTCAAACGAAATACGAATATTGGGGTTCGGTTCGAGATTTTATCAATGAGCAGAAAGATGAAATAAATCAATAATCAATGACAAAAGATGAACTATTCAAGAAATACTCAATTAACGAAAGCCATAACAAATGGGAGGCGATTGATAGCCTAATGAGTATTGAGGTTTACAGAATAACGCACAACGGTGAACTGCCTCCGCCAAATGACAATAGTGTAAAATTCATTACTGATTTTTTAGACAAGCAAAAGGAATCGGATTGGTGGGCTAAAAATGTAATGAGCCGTAAGGATTGGGGCAGCCTATACCTTACTGCTAAAAGAATGGCTTATATGTTGTCAGAAGAAATACTATCCATCGAAAACTGTTGAGGCATTTCGCCTTTAACCTAAACAAAAACTAAGGTTAAAATTAAATTAGGTTGTAATTACCGCAAAATGTATAACTTTGCATTTGAAAAGCCTACCAACATGCAAGCAGAACCCAAACCCTACAAGCTACCTCCGATGAATTACATCGGCATTGACCCGTCTTTCCGCAAAGACGGTTTTGCCGTTTGTGTCATTGACACCGATAACACCGCAGCATTTACGATAATGAAAGGCGGTTTGCTTCAATTTATTTCATGGATTTTACACGATGCACCGGAAGATGCCATTGTGGTAGTCGAAAACTCAAACCTGCAAAACATTACCTTTGATATGTCCGGCAGCAAACTTGTGGTAGCCGCTAAGTCAAGGAATGTAGGCATGAACCAAGCCGCATCGGAATACACATATCAGGTATGCAAGTTCAGGTACAAAGACAATGCACATCAAGTATCACCGCGAGAAAAGGGAGCAAAGCGGGGCAATGATACCGTTCAATACTTAGCCAAGCACTACGGGCATACATTACAGAACTATAAAGGACAAGCATCGGAGCAAGATAAGCGGGATGCCTATATTCTTGCCTGCATGGGATTGAATTACAAAATCAAAGGGTAAACTATGTCAGAAATCACCGAGTTAAAAGGATTGGTAACAAAGTTATTGCCGATAAAGATACTCGAAAATAATAACGGGCAAATCGAGGGCGTACCAAAGAACCCTCGCTTTATCAAGGATTGGCGGTACAAGCTATTGTTACAGTCCTTAACCGAAAGCCCGGAAATGTTATCGCTCAAGGAACTTTGGGTTTACAAAGTCGGAAGTATCTATGTAGTCATTGCAGGCAACATGCGACTAAGAGGCAGTAAGGAAAAAGGCTACAAGTCATTGCCTTGTAAGATACTCCCTCCCGAAACGACTATTGAAAAGCTAAAGGAATATGCCATTAAAGACAATGCCGGGTACGGGGATTGGGAGATGGATAGTTTAGCCAATGAGTGGGAAAGTCCAAAGATTGTGGAGTGGGGTGTTGAGCTTCATGGGTTGGAGAATGGGGAGATGCCGTTTGATGAAACCGACTATTCAAGCAAGAACAAAGAAATTGACGTAGATGAATTTGCAGACGAAATGATAATCAAACTAAAGTACACCGAAACGGAGTATTTGCAAGTCAAAGAGCAATTAGGCAAAATAGCACAAACACCGGAAGCGGCTGTTTGGAAACTGTTAGGCAATGGGTAAACACAAATTCCCGTATCGGTGGAACTTAGCAGACGGCTACCCTGCAAAAGGTATTGAGCCAAACGGATTAAATGTGTTTGGTACTTTCATTTGTGGCGGGGGCTCAACTATGGGCTATAAGTTAGCAGGGCTCAACCATTTAGGCGGCGTTGAAATAGATGCTAAGGTTGCAGATGTTTACAGGGCAAACCACAAACCAAAGTATCTGTATGTTGAAGACATAAGAGCGTTTAACAAGCGCACCGACCTACCAAGCGAATTGTATCAATTAGATATTTTGGACGGTTCGCCGCCTTGCTCTACGTTTTCAATGGCAGGAAGCCGGGAAAGCGCATGGGGCAAGGAAAAGGTTTTCCGCGAAGGCCAGGCAAAACAGACTTTAGACGACTTGGTTTTTGTCTACATTGAAACTATTAAAAAGTTGCGGCCTAAAGTTTGCCTACTGGAAAACGTAAAAGGCATTATTCAGGGCAATGCAAAGTACTACTCAAAGCAGATAGTAGCACAAATGACTGAGGCTGGGTATAGGGTTCAGGTATTTTGTTTGAATGCTGCCAGTATGGGAGTGCCGCAAAAGCGGGAACGGGTTTTCTTTATTGGGTTAAGAAATGATTTTGATTTACCAAAGTTGGAATTGAGGTTTAATGAAAAATCGGTTACGTTTGGAGAATATAGAACTTTAAAAGGCAATTCAGATAAATTGACTGAAAGGCAAGTCGAACTTTTAAAATTATATAATGGCGAAAAAACGCTTGCGGAGATTGAAATAAAAAGGACGGGTAAAAACTCAGGCTTTACGGATAGCATTGTAAAAGATAGCGAAACTCCGCAAACAATAACAAGTGCAGGTAAAAATTTCAGGGCCTTTGATAGAAAATGGTTTTCAGATGAAGATTTTAAATGTACTGGCACATACCCGCTTGACTACAACTTCAAAGAACTTGAGCCAAAATACCTAATCGGAATGTCAGTACCACCCGTTCAAATGGCACAAATTAGCTTAAAAATAAAAGAGCAATGGTTTGATTTAATCAAATAAATGTGTGTATCTTTGCATTATGAAAGACATAAAATTATTTGAGGGGCTATACCAAATATCGGAAAACGGTATAGTTGTTGCACTTGAAAGGAAAGTAGCAATGCCTAATGGAGGAGTAAAAATAATTAAGCAGCACCACCCAAAGCTATCCGAAACATACAAGGGGTATTTAAAGGTTATGCTTACAAGTAGCGAGGGGATTAGAAAAGGGTTTTTCGTACATAGGCTTGTTATCGCAACATATTTACACGAAAGCAATTTACAGGTAAATCATAAAGATAGCAATAAGAAAAACAACAACATTTCAAACCTTGAATATGTTACTAATAGGCAAAACCAAATACATAGAATTGATAAAACAAAAACCAGTTCAAAATATGTTGGAGTAACTAAAAAGGGAAGTAGGTGGCAATGTCAAAAAATGGTAAACGGAAAGCATTTATATTTGGGCATGTTCGATAACGAATTAGACGCTAAGCGTAAATATGACTTATCGTAATGACCGCACAAATAGCGCATCAAATATATTTACAGTGGTTAAGCAAGATACCAACATGAAAACAGACAAACCAAAAAACAAGGGCCGCACACCTATTGTCATTGATTGGGATAGGGTCGACAAATACCTTCAAGCGGGTTTGTGTGGAACAGAGATTGCACCTATACTTGGAATTAGTGAAGATACGATTTACCTAAAGTGTCAGAAAGAACACAAAATGACATTTACGGTCTATTCGGCACTAAAAAAAGCATCGGGTGATGGGCTGTTAAAGACAAGGTTATACTCGGAGGCAATGGGTGATAGTAAAAAAGGAGTAGTTCCAAATACGGCAGTGCTTATCTTTCTTGCCAAAACAAGGCTTAATATGACTGAAAAGAAAGACATTAACCTAAATGTAACGGGCGTTCCAAAGGTAAATTGGATTGATGACATAGAAGAACCCGAAAATGAGGCAAGCGATGAATGATAATACCTACGCCAAAACAGAAAATTGCAGCAAGGCTAATAAACCCTAAAGTTCAATACCCTACCGAGATACTTTACGGAGGGGCAGCGGGCGGGGGCAAGAGCCTGTTTGGTTGCTTTTGGCTAATAAGCATGTGTACCAAATACCCGGAGAGCAAGTGGCTCATGGGTAGGTCAAAGCTCAAAACGCTAAAACAAACAACCTTAGAAACGTATTTTGATGTCATAAAAAAACTTGAATACGATAAATCAAACTTTCGATACTATGACAGTGAGCGCATACTGTTTAAAAACGGCAGTCAAATAATACTCAAAGACCTATTCTTTTACCCGTCAGACCCGGAGTTTGAAAGCTTGGGTTCACTTGAAATTACGGGGGCATTTATAGACGAAGTGTCCGAAGTTACGCGCAAGGCAAAGGATGTGGTTCGCACAAGGATAAGGTGGAAGTTGGATGATTATGAACAGCAGCTACACCCGAAAATGCTAATGACCTGTAACCCTTCAAAAAATTGGACATATTCAGACTTTTACAAACCGTTTAGAGACGGAACAATACCACAGGACAAAACATTTATTCAGGCGTTTGCAAAGGACAACAGGCACAATGCAAAGTCGTATGTCAATACATTGGAGGGCATAAATGACCCTGTTTTGAAAGACCGGCTATTACATGGAAATTGGGAGTATGAAGATAACGACAATTCGCTTATTGACATTGATGCGATAGTAGATAGCTTTTCTAACTCCTTTGTTTACATTCCCGGCAGTGAGCGCTATATAAGTGCGGACATTGCCTTACATGGAAGCGATAAGTTTGTTATCGGGGTATGGTTCGGAATGACATTGGTAAAGGTAGTTTGCATTGATAAGTCGGACGGCGAAACAGTGCCTCAAATTATTAAGAACCTCGCTACCGAATATGCAATACCGATGTCGAGGGTGGTGTATGATAGTGACGGTATTGGAGGGTTTTTAAAGGCATATCTACCAAATGCAGTGTCGTTTGTAGCCAATGCCGCACCAATCGGGAAAGACAATTACGCTAACTTGAAGGCGCAATGCACCTACGTGATGGCGAAATTATTTAACGATAGACGAATTTATATACAGGATAGGAAATTTCTTTCTAACTTTGAACGAGAATTACAGTACATCAGACGTAAGCCGGAGGTAAATAAGTTGCAGATTGAAAGCAAAGAAGTGATTAAGCAGCTGTTAGGACATTCACCGGACTTTGCAGACATGTTGATGATGCGCATGTACTTTGAGATAAAACCCGTCAGACGATCATCTTACCAATAAAAAATATCGAAATGCCAGGAATATTTAGCCAAGAACTATTGGAAAAAATTACTACAAAGCCGTACCGTTACATGGTGTATGGAAATGCCCCATTCCGAAGCGAAATGTATGCTTACGGGCTTACAAGGGATGTCGATGGGGTAATGGAGGTTTTGTTGTCGGGCAAAACACACGACAAAGAGAAGTTCGATCAAATAATCAAGACCCTTTCCGATTGCTTCAATGCCGAGATCAATATTTTTGAATAAAGCAATTTCAACTAATCAATAAAACTAAAGCCACTTTCTATGAAAACAGTAATTGAAAAACTTAACGAGGCATTGACAGAATTAGAAAAAGAAACAGTCTCACCAATCAAAACCCAAACTGAACAGGGCATTAAAAACCTTATCGCAAGAGCAGAGGGTAAGATAGTTGGAGGCAAATCGCATCTGCCCCCTATTCTTGGCGTTGCAATGAACGTTCAAAAAAAAACGGCAGCTACAATAGCTCCGGGAACGGAACAGGCGGAAAAGGATGCTGCGGAGGTTGAGCAACTTCAAAAAGACGTACAGGCAAACCTAACCTTAGAACAAAAGGCGTTTCAGGCACAAATTGAAAAGTATGTAGCCGCTTACGGAAACATGAACGCCAAGCAATTCCAAGCGGCATTAAAGCAGCACAGCATAACCATTGAAGCATTTGCAGATACCCTATTGATAGATGTTTCGTCTTTTACAGTACCCCAAAAACATGCCGTATGTCTGGAGCGACTGAAAGTATTGGCAACCAAGTAGTAAGTTGGGCAGACATCCCGCTCAACAAATACCTCGCTTGGCTTAAAATGGAGGACAAGCATGAAACAGGCGAAGATGCCTTGTCGCTTATCTCACACTTTACAGACGAGCCGGCAGAGGTATTAGGTGAGCGGTCAATGATTGAGATAAGGTTGCTTCATTTACGGTACTTGTCTTTGCTGTTAGAGCCGAATGACTTTGACGCATTTACCAAAAGGTATTGGGATAGTGGGCTACGGGCTATCCCTCACATGGGGGCTATGTATGCCTTTCCGTCAACCATTCCAAATATCGTAACCGAAACAGAACAGCCGATGTATGATGAGCCTTTCGGGAATTGGTTAGAGGCAATGCAGTTTACCAAGTATTACAACATGCTTGTTGAAAACGGCGACATGGAGGCATTACCGTTTATCTTGGCGGTGTTGTTTAGAAAGAAAGACGAAAAGATACCACTTGAACGAGTGGCAAGGGATAAGTGGATAAAAAGACGTTCCGATATGTTTAGAAGTATCTCAATGCACTATGCTTGGCAAGCCCTGTTTTTTTTTATCATGCCAACAGCATTATTGTTGCGAGTTACCCAAACCTATTTAGTGCAGCAGAGCCAACGGGCAACACGTCAGAGGAAATCGAAGCCTCAATCAAGTCAATAAGAAAAGGTGAAAAGATTTGGGAGATATATGGTTGGTTTAATCTTTTGGTCAATGCGATTAGTGGCGGGTGGTTTAACGGACAAGAAAGAACGCCGGAATATTCGGTAATGAATACTTCACTATATCGAGTTTTAGCCTATCTTGATAGAGATTGTTTAATAAAAAATATCACGTAAAACAACAATAAAAAATGGAAAACCCAAACATTAAAACCGAAAAAGCATCGAAGTTCACAGAAGAAGATGCAGTTGAAATGCGCCAACCGTTGGCACTGTTAAGGAAATGGGAAACGGTAATGAATATTTTGTGGAACTTTTTTGTAGCATACTCCGAAGCTGAAAAGGCGGTTTATGTTGAAAGCCAAGATAACAGCATAGTGTTTCAATTAGGAAATGGCAACAAATTTGAAATAGGCATAAATCTTGTCAATCGAAAATACTTGTCATTATTTGTAAAAATAGAAGACAATGAAGAATTCGAGGCAACGGTAAATAATATTGATGCTTTTGGAGAAGAAGGCATAATTAAAACGGTGTCCAACATACTTACCTTTGCCGAGAACGTTAAATAACCTTAGTTAAAATGGAAGTAGAAGACATAAAAAAATGGTGGGCAACATTGCCACAAGAAAACCTAAAAGAGGGGTGCGAGCTAAAATGTCCCGACTGTGGCGAATGGGCATCCCATAAAGAGTGGGAAGAATGTGAAGTTTATTGCGAAGACTGCGGCTATGAACATGCTGCTATGAAATGTCCTAATTGCGAAGAAGCTTTTGACCATGTTTGGAGTGAACCTTTTGAGTGCAGAGTTCCGTTTGGTGGCGGTGATGTTCAAATAAATAACCTTAGTTAAAATACTCCAAATGTTTTTAGACAGCACAATTTACGAAGCATTCAAAGCCGCTATTGAAGCACAAAACGACTGCCACGAAGGACAAGGAAATTGCGGACGGTTCAATATGTTTCATGTCGGTTTACTTTCCGACATTCAAGCCGGCAACGTGAACAGTGAAACCTTTGCGCCTTATGAGTTTAATCGCTACGGCAGCGAAACAAGGGGCAACGCTTATGAATTACCTATCTTAATCATGGAGCCGCTTTTGTCGTCTATATCCTCAATAGACGATTTGACCGATGGTAACGTGAATGTTGCCGCTAAGATAGTGCTTTATGCAGGTGATACCTACCAAAAGGGCTGCTGCGGTGTTGGTAACTATTGCACCGAAAGAAGCAAAGTACAGATACTACTTGACCTCAAAATGAACGTCTTAGCGATAATCAAAGAGGCATTACGGCTGTTAGGTGAAACGTCTTTTATTGGCATGAATGATAATGTCAATTTTATGGATGACATTTCATTTTCCTTTGGCAACTTAGGACTTGGCGGCGTTAAAGCTGAATTGTCATTGTACTACGCATCATGCGTAACCGATTGCGGGTTTACTTATCCGGTTGAGGTAACTTGTGAGGACGATTTAGGGCTGTCTTTTGTGGTTGAGGAAATCGCACCTCCAGATTGCGGGGAAGGTAGCACGTATCAGGTAAACAAGGAATATAGTCCAATATATACACACATAGACGAAGACTTTACTTTGGTAAGTGTGTTGCACCACAATGTTGAGTACTTTTGCCCGACACCGATACCGTTTACCGATATAGTGGCTATCAATGAATTTTTACAAAGCCTTGCGGTGAACGAAACCTTAGTTGCTATTGCTGACGGCGATACAGTAGATATGTATTTGGTATCTCAATGTTGTGCCGAATTGATTGTTACCAATACCTACATTGACGGATGGGGCTTTACGGTGAATGATGGTGTTGATGATGTTCCTTTCCGCTACTTTGTGTTGTACGGTTCTTACCCTTGCAACTTGGTACAAGAAACAATCCCATCCTTTGAATGTTGCCGAAAGTTCCAAGTAACGGCTACCGCAACAGGCACCAGCGATGCAATAGCAACCGATGTTATCAAGTGGCATGTGCCGGAAAATCCTAACGGCGTTGTAGGCAATACGGTTGAAACATTGCATCATGTAGTCTTTAGTCGTGTAATTACCTATAACAACGGATGCCCCCCCAAAACGGTACTTTATCACATAATCGGGGATGATGTTCCGGTTATTACCTTGATAGAGGAATTGATTTGGCAACAAACGCCTGAATGTAGCATCAACATTACAAGCATAACCGTTGAGGGCGAAGACGAGTTAGCGACCTTTACTATTTCCGTTGATGTTAATATATCTACACACTACCGCTTAATTGTTATTGACCAATTTGATAACATAGATTATACAAGCGATTGGCAAACAACGGGCGATATTGTTGTTGCACTTAATGACATGATACAGCTTGAGCCTCGAAGGATTGTACAGGCAGGCGATAGCGAGGGGAATGTATGTGCAGAACAAGAATTTATTTACGACATTGCTACATTCCCAACCTCGACAACCTCAATAGATTTGGCGGCAGAGTTAGACCTTGCTGATTGCATATCGAACCAAGAATATTTGATATTAAGCAATTCGACAGGATCGACCGTTGATATTGTTGGTGACACAATAGAACTTTCAACAGAGCCAACAATGTTGAGTGCGATATTTCTTGTCCAAACTTGCAACGGTATATATGTTGGGCTTTATTTAATAGTGTTTAATTCTTAATTAACTAACTTTAAAATAAATAAAAGACATGGCAGAACTTGACAGACTTAAAACGGATTTAAAAACGGCGCAAATTTAATACAAGTAACCCATGCCAATAACCATAACGATACTCAATATCCAAAGGATAAGCAAAGAAGTTGCCGCTATTGCCATACAAACCATGCGCGACAACATCGAAAAGCAGGGGCATAACGCATCGGGCAGGTTGTCAGAGGACATTAAAACCACTACCAAATTCACATCGGACGGCATTTCTATTGACGTATTGATGTATCTTTATGGTGCATACGTCAATAAAGGGGTATCAAGGGAGCGGTTTAGGTTCGGAGGCGAGGCGCATATTGATGCTTTGATTGAGTGGGCAAAGGTTAAAGGCATAACCGTTACCGATGGTAATTACAAATCGTTTGCCTTTGCCGTTGTCGGAGCGCACCGCAAACAAGGCATACCGACTAAGGCGAGTTATTCCTTTTCGAGCAACGGCAAGCGGCTTGGCTTTGTTGATGATGCGGCAGCCGATACGAGGGCGGCGGTGTTTGATTTTTTAAACGTTACCGATTTTGATTTTCAGATAAATTTAACTTAGGCAATGGCAAAAGCAAACATGACTGTAAATGTTACGTGGGAAATGGAAGTTGAAAGACTACCTAAAGATGCAGCCAACTTGAAGCAAACAGCAATAATCACTGCATACAATAGTGTATGCAATGAAATAGTACAAGTGTTTTGCGACAAACAGGACATGGAATTTGATGGATGGGTAGGCGGTACTGTTGGTGGCTTTGCTGATTGTGGCGGACTGTCCTTTTCGTTTTCAGATATAGTATTCGATATTAAAACAGGTCAACCAAAAGGCAAGATCGTTGAATGGTTCAACAATGAAGAGCGCATTAACTACCCTACTTATACTAAAGTAACGAGCATTAAAACAACAACCTAACCAATGGCAATAACATCCCAACCAACGCTATACGGCAGCGTATCACGCAAACCGATACTGTTCACAGTAACAGGTTCGGTAGGCACTGAACGCATAAGAGCAAGCATCGGCATAACCGGCGGCGTTGGTTCTGCTACTATTGTCATGGATAGAACCTACAACGTTGGAGGTCTTTTTACCTTTGACATAAGCAGGGCAATATCCGACTATTTCAGTCAAACACACCTTACCTTTAACCCCATCGGCGGCACTGCATATTCCAATGCCGATAGATGGTGTTTGGTTGCGGTTACGTTTACCGAGTATGATGTTGTCGCAGGAACGTTTGGTGACGTAATTGAGGAAGGGATAAATTATGTGTCAACCTCGATTATTGTGCTTAACAGCAACTTGCCGCACACACAACTACTACTTACCACAGACCAACAAACAGGGCTAAAGTTCCTTACCAACAAAACAAAAGGCGTTGCGAAATTGGGTTACACCGAATATCTGACTTTGTATAAAGCCGGCGGCGGTTCGGCTACATTTAACTATTACAATGCTTCCGGCTTAATCAGTTCGGCAACTACCCCTTTTGGCGCATTATTGGTAATGAGCCTTAATATCGGTGTAGCTATTCCGGCAGGTACTACATGGTTTGAGGTGCTACCGGGCAATACCGCAGCAAATAAGATTGTCTATAAGGTCAAAGATTGCGAGGTGTTTGCGCTTCACTTTGTCAATATGTACGGGCAAGTAGATACAATGTTGTTTACCCAAAGGCTTAAAATCCAATCTGCCAAATCAAGCAGTTATCAAAAGGTACTACCAAATGCACCTACCGCACTTGATACAAGCCTATTGAGGTATGGTGTTGATGGTGCTTTGCAGTACAAGTACATTGCCAATAATCTGCAAAAAGAGGAAGTGGATTGGTTGAATGAGATAATCAAAACCGGATATGCCGTTACCGAAATTGGCGGTGTGTATGTTCCGGTAATTGTTGCCGATGGTTCAGGTGCCGAGTATGACAGCAAAAAGAAGCTGTTTACCTATTCGGTAACGGTTCAAATATCAAACGAACAGGAGGGCGTACTTTAAGCATGATTAAAGTCATCATAGACGGCGTTATCTACGACATTTCAAACCGTTCTGTCAATACGAACCTAAGCAGTTCGATTGTCGGGAATAGCCTTGTCAAACAAGGCAACAAACGACTATTGCCCGTTACGTTACCGCTATCAACACACAACGCCTCAACACAGAAAACACCTCAACAATGGAGTACAAGTGAGGATCAATACGAGGGCTTGCGCGCATTGATAGTAGAAGTTGAAGGCATGGAGATATTGAACGGTTATGCAAAGCGCAATACGGTTGAAACCAATAAAAATGTGGGTTCAATACAAATCGAAGGTTGGGACAAAAACGCTGATTGGACTAAAGAATTAAACAGAACCTTAGATTTATTTGCACCTGCTGACTTCCTTTGGGATGATGCCGACATTGACGCTGTTATTGCGGCATGTGGAATTGATAACCCTTATGATGCCGGCTTTGACCGTTGTTATCCGGCTATCATGTATGCTCCTAATGCACTTGGGAATTGGCTTTATGAAACCATGTTACCCGCTATCCCTGTACTGTCATTGCTTGAAAGATTTTTCGGCTCAATACAGCCTATCGGTTACACCATTGTATCTAACTTTCTTTATTCTGACTTTTTCAAGCGGCTAATTTTACCGTTTTGTTGGGGGCGGTTTGGCAATCGGGATAATAACTATCAAATACAGAACACCGACTTTAAGGCAAGCATCACTACCGTTTGGTACGGTTCAACACCTCCGGCTATTACGCCCGACAGCTTTATCCTTCACTTTGATGATGACAGCACTTCACCAAACTTTGACAATGCTTTGGTGTATGATACTGCCACAGGCGAATTTACGGTGCCTGAAAATGGGCAATACACTTTAAGGATTGAAAAGCTAAAACCTATCCCTTTGGTATCGGGGCAAGGGTATGACTGGGGGCGGTTATACATAAACATAAACGGCACACGTTCATTGATCGCTTCTTTCGGGGCAGGTTGGGGTGAAGTGAATTGGTCACAGGTTTACACCTTTTCCGCTACCGATGTAATTTACTTTGAAGCGTATTACGATCCTGAATTGGTTTGGGGCTTTACGCAACCTGTATTTTTCAACAACGGTTCTTTGTCTGCCTCCAAAAACCCTCAATACCAACTAAGTGAAACGGTCGCTTGGTCTGAAATCCTGCCAAACGATGTAACAATCGGGGATTTGTGGTTTGGGCTTAAACACCTATTCAACCTTTATGCCGAGATTGACAATGTGAAAAACACAATCACTATTGAACCATTGTTTGCATGGTCAGAGGGCTTTGAAACGGGTATCGGGTTTATTGACGAAACACAAGCATCAACGCGACTGTCTGACAAGGTAATTGTAAACGAAACAGCAACATTACAGGAGTTTGACGACTTAGCTAAAGAATATGTTTGGGGGTATGCAAAGGATAGTCGGGATGGATATTTGACAAGGCACGAAAACGAAAACCAAATAAACCTGTACCGGGCTACCTATAATTTTCCTGAACGCTTCCAAAACTCAAAGACAGAAGACATCAACAAAGCGTTTGCAGCCGTTACGCATGTCATTGTGGATGGTTCAGCATTTCCTGTTTTGATTGGGGATGCAGCCGCTAACATTGCAGATAATTACGACAATGTTACTACTGATTTTGGAAAACTAAAGTTACTTTATTTTGAGGGTAATACTATCGGGCATTGGAACTTTAACGGTACGGATGCCGGGATTTATCCAAAGTCGTATCAGTTGGATGTAATGGGTATCAATAACGCGGCACCAAGCCTAACCTTTGACAACCACACTATAAGCGGAAACACCTATCCCGGACTTTTCGCCAAGTATTGGTTTAGGTATTTCAAATGCTTAGAGGGGCGATTCTACAAAAAGGTAACGGTTCAAATGACCGCTACCGAATTTGCCAACCTTACACACCGGATTGTTCGGGAAATGGACGGAATGAATTGTATCTTGGAAGAGGTAAGCGAGTTTAATCCATTGGCGGGTAATGTGGCAAGTGTTACCTTGCGTAAAATAACCCGACCGTCAGAGGCAGACGAAATCAACATTGTGAGTGTTGGCAATCCCGGTGTTGTGGTTATAGACTTTCCTGAATGTTATGCTACCTTGCAAATATCTTGCAGCACATTGGTTATCGGGCTTGATACATTTATCTGTTTCAACTTTACTATACAACAAAGTGACGGGGCAAATGCAATGTACGAGTTATGGAACGGCACATCTTATGCCCCTCCCGTTTCACCGTCTGCCCCTCAATGCCTTTTGCCTACCTGTAACCTTGTTTGCGGCGAAGCAAATACGGACATAGCGGCCAACCCGACAAATACATTTGACGATGTTTCGTTTGGTTTATTTGGGCTTCACATTCCCTTTGACGTTACACCCGATGCAGAATTATTGGAAATGTTGCAGGAATGGTACGACAACTGTAACGGATTGCTTGTTATAGAATTTATGAACGGTTTAATAATAAAGTTATTTAAGTCACAAATAACAGACTTTGCGCTTTTAATGATTGGATTGTATATATCATACGATATTGGTGCACCATTGGTCGGTAATTGTCAAAGCGCACAACAAGCGTTATTGGATGATGACATTATACCTACGCTTGAAGGGGAAAGCGGGGTTGGTGTTTTGGGTATAGCATCCTTACAATGTTGCGTGTTCGATGTTGAAGATAACGAGATGCGGGTTAAACTCAATTCATGTAACGGGCAAGAACAAATCTATCAAATACTCGTAACCGATACCGAAAATATGTGTTCCAATTACATAATAAATCAACTACCTAATGGCTAAGACCAATAAGGAAATCATAGCTTTTGAGATAAAGATAGGCGGCATTGATGTTCAAGTCCGCAACTTAGGCGACATCAAAAAAGCCATTCAGGACATCACAAAGGAGCGCGACAAGCTATCCAAAGACGGAGGGTTAGACCTTACCGATGCTGACGACATCAAGAGGTTTAACGAAATAAATAACAGCTTATCAAAACTAAAGGCTACACAGAGCGAAATCAATAAAGGCATAACAGAGCAGGCAAAGTTGCTTGCACTTGCACAACGCAATGCAGAGGGGCTTACAGGGTCTTACAATGATTTGCGTAACCAAACGTCTTTACTGTCAAAGGTAGCAAGGGATTTAAGTCGGGATTTGCCCGATGAGGAGTGGATTAAATTACGAAACAGCATCTCGGCAGTCATTCCAGAAATCAAGGAAATGACAGTTGAGGACTTACGGGCGGGCAATGCACTCGAAACCTTAAAGACCAAGATAGCTGCAAACAATGTTGAGCTACGGAACTTTGACCGCGAAATATCGGGCAACAATACGCTCGTTGGCGAATACACAAGAGGTATTGCCGACTTCTTTAAGCAGTTTGGCGGGGATAAAATCCTTACCGGAAAACTTGACGAACTGAAAAAGAAAGAACAGGAATTGACTGAGCAGGCTAAACTGATGGTTGCCGAGCTGGTAAAGGCGAACAAAGGAACTGCCGAGTTTGAAAAGTTAGAGGCTTCAATAAACGATGTTCAAAAGGAATTGACGCAAACGACCGAGCAACTTAAAAACGTGGAGGGCGCACTCGGCAAAACATCTATCAAAGGACAACTATTACAGGGCGTGTTTACCGGCATGTCAACAGCCTTAGCATCATTCGGGCTCACGTCCATTATTGATGGGCTTCGCATGTTCACCAAACTGCAAGTCGATACAGACCGTAACCTTGCGGCGGTTGCCAAAACAACTAACCTTACAAAAAAAGAGGTTCGGGAATTGAATAGTGAACTTGCCAAACTTGATACCGGCAGCGCACAAACCGAGTTGCAAGACATAGCTATTGTAGCGGGTAAGATGGGCGTAACAGGAAAACAAAACATACTTGAATTTGTCGCAGCAGCAGATAAAATCAACATTGCTTTAGGTCGGGAGTTGGGCGCAAACATTGAAGACAGTATTGGTGAAATTGCTAAAATAATTGAGATATTCAAGCTAACAGACGATTATACTTTGCCCGAAGCAATAGAACGGGTTGGGTCTGTTATCAATAAACTGTCTGATAACTCAACGGCAAGTGCCAATCAGTTAGTGGACTTTACTAAACGTTTGGCTGGTGTGGCTCCACAGGCGGGAATATCGGCTACTGAAATAATTGGACTTGGTACGGCATTGGTTGAACTTGGTCAAAATACAGAGATCGGGGCAAGTGCCGTTCAGCAACTTATCTTGTCAATGGGTAAAGACATTCCCAAGTTTGCAGACATAGCGGGCGTATCTGTTACCGAGTTCAGCAGGCTATTGAAAGAAGACGCAAATGAGGCATTTTTGAAAATGATTGAGAATGCCAAGTCTTCTAAAGCAGGGCTTGAGGGGTTAGCAGAAACCTTTGAATTAGTAGGTGCGGATGGTGTTCGGGCGGGGGCTGTATTGGGTGCGCTATCTGAAAACATTGATTTGGTGCGCAAAAGACAAGGCGAGGCAAATGATGAACTTGGAGCAAACCTATCATTGAGTAAAGAAGCGGAAGCGCAAAATGACACACTCGGCGCATCGATAAGCAAGCTGGGGAAAACCTTACAACAATTTGCGACATCAAGCGGGTTTACAGACTCGTTAAAAGACTTTGTGACTTGGGTAAACAATGCTATAAAGGCAAGAAATGATTGGGTTGAGGCAAACCAAAAAGTAGCAGACAGGCAGACAAAGTTTGGTCTTTTCCCAAGCAGCGATGGAGTAATCGGTATCAATGCAAGTGTGCTTGGAGGGCTTAAAGAAATAAACCACGAACTCGGTAAGATGGCTGGGGAATTGGGTACGATAAACGACTATGAAGGGTTTGTAAGGTTGCGCGAACAGTTAGAAGATTATCGAAACAAAATAGAAAACAAGCAAATACCGAGAGTACAAGATGCAAAAAACATTAAGGTTGCACTGTCATTTGTTGACGAAGAACTACGGAAGGTTATAGATAGCGAGCAAGCATGGTTTGATGCAATAGAAGAAAGGGCGCTGAAAGAAAAAACAGAAACAGAAAGGCTAAAAAATGAAACCGCTACCGAAAAGCGCGATCGAAAACAGAAAACCAAAGACATTGAAGACGAAGAAAAAAAGCGAACCGCAATACTGAAAAAGGAAAACAAGGAAAGGGAAGACGAAATAAAGCGTTCCGCAGGCGAAACAGGTAGCTTAGGACAATTCAAGGCGCAAATATCACAACTCGAAACCGAGTTAAGCAAAACCGCATCCAAAGAACGGCAGGTAAAAATCATACTTGACCTTATACTGCTTAACGAACAACTGACAGAGGCAGAACAGGCCTTGAACGAACTACGGGCATCATACGAAAGGAAGCCTATTTCAGTCAGTCCGTTACCTACCAAGTCCGACCTTGATAGTAGTATTGCCTTGTTCCTGAATACCTTTGCAGACCTCAAACCAACAAAACTAAAGTTAGTTGACCTTGACGAAAGTTTGATAAGGGAAACGATTGGTAAGACCGCAGCAGAGGCGGTTAAGATAATTGAGGGCGAAATTACCAACCTGCAAAAGACAATCAAGGACAACAAAGGCAATCCTTTATTTGATGCTGAAACGGCAGTGGCGGCACTCAACAGATTAAAAGAGGAGTTGTCGGTCGTTCAACTATTGAGTGCAGACCTGTTTAAATTGCCCGATGATACGCTTGATTTGCTTGAAACGGACATACGGCAAAAGCTATCTGAATTAAAGGCAAGGTTAGCCTTAGAAGATGACGAGCAGTTGAAGTTAAATATTCAAGCCAATGTTGACGAATTGACCGAAAAGCTAAAGGAAATATCGCTTGAAGGATTACAAAGGGATGTTGACAAAGTTACCTTTGCTTTAGGCGCAAGCTCGCAGGCGGTTGCATCATTGGGAACGTTGTTTAAGGAAGGAAGCAAGCAAGCGAACATATTTGCAGAGGCATCTAAACGATTAGCCGCAGCGCAAAACATAGCAGCACAATCATCTTTGATATTGGGTATTGCTAAGGCAGCATCTAAAGGCGTGTTCGGTATTGCTGAAATGTTTGCACTATTGGCAGCATTCGCATCTGCTTTAGCATCGGCAAAGGCTTTGGTATTTGGTGAGGGCGGCGACCTTGAAAGCGGCGACAAACATTTATTACCCGCAAGAGGTAAAGGAATGATTAGAGGCAACAAAACCCATGCCTCCGGTAACGATATTCGGGCAAGATACAAGGGCAGAAATATAAGGTTAGAAAGCGGGGAGGCATTGGTTGACCTTGTAAATGCCGATGGTTCGATTAGCAAGTTCGCTATCTCGAAAAGAACAATGGCAGATCCGGTATTGCAACACCTTTTTAATGCTGCAAACTATACTATCAATACCCGCAGAAGCGGCGGTATCGGGGGCGGCACAAACACCTTTGCCAATGGTGGGGAGATAACGCCAAACTTTGGTACAGCTATTCAGCAAACAGTTGTAGGGCAAGGGGTAACACCGGAACAGGTACAGGAAATGATTAACGCTCAACTATCAAAGGTTGTCGTGGTGAATAACGTGGTTGAGGCAGAAAGAACATTAAACAAATACAAGGTTAATGCAAACGCATTTGCAGGATAGCTATTTTTTACGGCAGGCGGCATTGATACCGCGTGACAAAATGATTGAAATTAGGGAACTGTTTCACAAAAAGCGAGGGCATGATGCAATACATCTGCTATCAAAACACTTCTTTTACAAAGAAAAAATAAACCCTAATTGCCCGTTATGTTTGTCCGGCTACATGCACATGCTACAAGAGATTATTGAATTTCGAGAAAACCCATCACTATATGGATACTGACAATAAAAAAAACGGAACGGTGGAGCCTGATTTTTTGACGTTCTACCAAAGCCTTAAAACACCAACAGAAATAGTTAAGATGTTTCCCGGTTGCGGCTTGACCGTTGAGGATATTGGTAGGCTTATTCGGATGGGTTTTAAATTCGGCATACCGTTACAAAGGAAAGCAGGCGGATGCTTGGTATCGGTACAGATATTTGTTAAGTTCCTTGAACTTAGGGAAAGTTTAAACGGTGAATTAGAAAACGAAGTAAACAAAACAGTATGAGAATAATCATTGACGCAGGACATGGTTACGATACTCCCGGTAAACGCTCACCGATACTTGACATATTCGGCATAGCAATGAATGAATGGGAGTTCAATTCAGGTGTGGCGCACCAACTACAAAAGTTGTGCGTAGATGAGGGCATAAAGCACAAACTAACCTCGACCTCAATCGGGGATCTAAGCCTTACCGCAAGAGCAAAGGCGGCAAATGACTACATAAGATTGAGCAAAGAGAAAGCATACTTTGTGAGCATCCATGCCAATGCCTTTGGTGATGGTGTGACGTTTAATGATGTGCATGGAGTTGAAACGCTATACAACAAAGATTTGCCTTTTGCCTTGATTATGCAAAAGAACCTATCAACATACAACCTTAAAAGCAGGGGCGTAAAACAAAGAGATGATTTGTATTTGCTTAAAAATGTAAATTGTCCGTCTGTTTTAGTTGAGTGCGGTTTTATGACCAACCTAACCGACTTGGCAAACCTAATGACATACACTTACAAGGTGTTTTGTGCAAAGGCGATACTTGCATCTGTAAAGGAGTATCATAACGGAGGACTATCGGTGTAAAAATATTTGTGCTTAATGGTTGTGGTTTAAAATATCGTTAGTATATTTGCAACCTACAATGCGGGATGGAATGTGTCGGTACGTTCGTTGCCCATAAGTGTGTAAAAGTCGCAGGTTCGAGTCCTGTTCCCGCAACCTTGTAAGTTCTGTTTGCAATTCTTTTTCTTGTCTTTTGTCAGATAGAGTTGGGGTTATATTGCATTCATGAGTACTAAAAGTGCGTCCTTGATTGGCTTCAAGGCGCATTTTTGCATTTATACCCTCACCCAAAAATCCACAACAATCCCATTTGATGCGTTCAAATTAGTACGAATATAGGCAAATAATCATTAGTGATTGTTAATAGCCTTATACTTGTGCTATGGAAAAAACGATAACCATATTTGGCGACATTAACAAAGGTTGGTGGGACAAGGGTTCTAAGGAAAAACTTTGGGATGAACTTGACACTGCCGGTATCGAACAGACCAATATTGTTGTTTCGAGTGACGGAGGCAGCCTATTTGAAGGGTTCGCAATGTGTGATTTTATTAAGGGCATGAAAAGCCAAACCACAACATATGGAACGGGGCTAATTGCAAGCGCGGCAACATTCCCGTTTCTTGCAGCAGATAAGGTTTACATGACACCACATTCCGCAATGATGATACACAACGCGCAAGGCGGGGCTTACGGTGATGCTAACGAACTTATGCACGTTGCAGGAATTACGGGCAAGGCGGATGATATAATTGCAGCCTTTTATGCCAAAAGGTCTAAACTACCTACAAAAACAATTCGAGAATACATGAATGCCGAAACATGGTTTACACCGGAGGAGGCATTAAAGCTGGGCTTCATTGACGGAATTAAGGAATTGCCTAAAGGCATACGTGTTCCGAATGAAGTCAAAAATCACATCGGCACAAAACCGCTGCCCAAGAAAATACAAAACGTTTTAAATCAAAATTCAAATCCCATGTTAAAAACGATAACGGACTTTATCAACAAGCACTTTCAGTTGAAAGACGAAAGCCAAGACGTTAGCAACCTTGCAGAAGACTTCGTGAAACTTGTCGGAAACGAGGCAGTTGTTGAGGTCAAAAACGAACTGACAGCCATACAAGCAAACGGAGAAAAAGTATCGGCTACACTTATTTCTATTGAGAACCGGTTAAAGGAACTTGAAGCTAAAATTGAGTTCAATGATACGGCTATCAAGAACATGAAAGAAGAAGCCGAAGCATCGAAAAAAACCATTGCCGATGTGATAACCAACATTGCCAACCTCAAAACAGCCACTCCGTTCGCCGGAGGTTCGCAGCAACCTAACGTTTCTGTATCGAAAGAAGATGAGGCGTGGGTGAAAAAACAAATGGGACTGTAACCAATTAAGCAACTTTTAAACTTACTATATCATGGCAGAGCCTACCGAATACATTAACATATCGGGCAACAAGATTAACCCTAACGCAGGCACTAATAAAATCCACATTTCGCCAAGCGAGATGAAAGGGTGTTGCGAGGGAGGGTGCGTTGCTCAATTCCGAGCGGATATAAGGGGCGGCAACCTTACCATTGCCGTTTTGCCCCTTTTGGGTGGCAGAACTCAAACCGGTTCAAAAATAACCATTACCGATGGTAAAGGCGGAATTTATTCTACGCCAATTACAGCAAATTCGCTTACTGTTGCAGTGGCTACCTTAGCAACCTACCTCGACACTACGCAAGAGCTTACCGCTTGGGTTGACGTAATGACGGATGACGGAGATTGTAAAGGTGTTGCTCGTTTCGATGCAACCGTTACCGGCACAACCTATTCCCAAAACTACATGTGTCCTTTGGCGGTGTTGGTTGATGCCAACATTACCGATACCGGAACGGCACTTGAAATTGTCGTTACAGGGCTGGTTGTTGAGAGTGGCGCAAACACTGCTCCTGTTTCTTGGGGTGTTTCATATTGGGCACCGGGTGACGAACCGGGCGTTGACGCTCCAACAGGAACGATTACCCAAGCGACATCTTCACCCGTTACTATTGCAGGTGCAGCAAACGGCGTTTGGAAGTTCATGATCACGTCTTACGTGTTGGTTGGAAACAACTGTACCGAAACCCTATCCCCTACTAACTACAATGTGCTACCTGCTTCACAAAAGCACGAACATACACAAGCGGCTTAGGCAGCTAATTAAAAACTAACTAAAGTTAAAATAAATAATACCATGACGGCATTAGAATATTTTCAAATGATGAGCGGAGGCGGTTCGCCAAAATTCTTAGCGGAAAACGTTACCCTCACAAA